ATAAAATGTCAAAATGTATTTCTAGACAAATGTACGCCGGACTTGGAAGTGCCCAGCCTGCTGTAACAGTTGACGAAAAAGCATTTTCATCTGGTTTTGGAAGCGCACCCGGTAGCACAGCGCCGGGCAAAACAAATGTATCAACAGTTGTTTGGATACCCGGATTAACTGCTACATTGGCTGGTCAGATGCGTAAATTTGCGGACATAACTGAGAATGGATATATTCAGGCCGCTGCCCCTCAGCAGCAAATCAAGATTAAAGTAACATTCGCGGCGGGCGGTACTGGCTTAGACCGGATCTCGGGTCCGACGAAGATTATTTGTGCCGGAACAGCCGCCGCTGCAGGAGGAGCCGCGACCAATGCACCGCAGAATACTCTTCGAGTAGCAACAATTAGAGCTGTCGACGCAACATCGGGCGACACAATTAATACTTTGCCACAATATCAAGCCGATCTTGCCACGTTGGACGCAGCTGGCACTGTCAACGGCCTCACTCCGTACAGAGGCGAGCTTATGCTTGACAGCGGCCTTGATGACGCTCGAGGAATTTCTCCATTTAAAAATATTTCTATTGGTTACGAAGGGGTCCCCGCAGTGGGCGCTGCCGGTGCAGTACTAAGTATTCATCGGGCTTATCTAAATATGCAAGTTACTTTAGATAATGTTAGATTATTTGCTAAACAGATAATGTTTACTAAAGAAGAGCGAATGCAGATTAGAAATATTCCAGCCGGAATTCCGTGGAAAACAAAAATGTCTCAGTCTGTTTTTACAAGCGTTCAAAACGGCGAAACACTGAAAACATTAGATTTAGACTCGTTTTCTCTTTACACTTCGCATTTAATTTTGGGGGGAATCCTTCCGGGGACATATATAAAAGAAGTAGAACTTAAATTAAACTCTTCATCTTTTGCGGGTAATTTGCCCGCAATTTTATTAAAAAATCACGGTCCTCAGAGTATAAGTATTTATTCTGGTAGTGATTATACAGTTAATAAACATACTGGAAAGTCGCAGTTTGCCGACAATTCTACGTATGAAATAAAAGATTTGGTTATTCCTTTGGCCGGTACAGTATTTTCTGGCTCTTCTGTGCCATTAAACAGATTTGATAGCATTAGGCTAATTGTTAAATTTACTGGTGAAACTACTTCTGCCGGAGGATTTCTTAACGTAACATGTGTAGGTGAAACTACTACTCTATACAAGGGTGGTAGCGCTACTCTAGCTATGTATTAAATTAATAAATAAATAATTAAAATAAATAAAAGAATGATATAATAGATCATTCCTTTATTTGCTATGTAATTATGGAACTTAATTATATGGAACTTATAAATTTCCAATTCAAGTCTTTGCATATATTTTTCCATATTTCTTCTTGTTCAAATAATTTTTCTCTACTTTTTAAAAGAGGGAAATATATTAAATATTCATTTTTATCTAGTATTTGAAAAAATTTATGTAATGTATAAGAGTAACTTAAAAAATTTTTTCTAGTTTTGGGACAATGTCTTTCAAATGGTTCCTGTATTTCATTAAACATATTTTCTAATTTTTTTTGTAATTCTGTATCAATTGACAGTCTTTTATTACCTGTAATTTTAATAATTATATTTGGAATATGTTCATAATATTTATTTAACTTTAATTTTTTTAAAAATTCTTTAACCTTGTGATAAGTTATATCTTTTTTGTCGTTTATTCTTTCTTTTTTGATTTCACCTAAAATCAAATTTGTAATTTCATCGGGTATATTTGAAGTTTCTACTCCCTGAGTTTGAGCTATCCATTCTTTAAAATGATTTGTTCTCTTATAGCAATAAGGTTTAATAAATTCATGTGTTTCGGAGTGATTCCATTCACTAGTATTTGATACGTTACAAATTTCTGTATAAGAACAATTAAAGCATAAATTTAATCCTACACCAGGATCGCGAGTTAAATTATGTCCGCATTCTTTACATATAAAACAAGTTTTTGAAGGAATATATAAAACTTCTTTTGATTCTGATGGAAAACAAGTCATCATATATCTTTTATATAATATTTCTTTATCATTTTTAGAATCTAATGTAATATATTTTGCTATTTCTCCATCAAAATTTTCATTAACAGAATGTTGTAATTCTATATTTTCTATATCTTTAATAAAATCTATAGCTTTAAAAAGATAATTTGTTAAATCTTCTTCGTTTTCTATCTTTTTAATTTTATCAGTTAATGATAAAATTTTTTCTTGATTACCTTCGGTTTTTTTAAGTAATGTAAGTTCTTTTTTATATTTTTGCAAGTTCTTTTTTTCATTTTCTATATCACATATAGTTTTATCGTGTTTTGCTATTATAGACATTCTAGAGTCCGTGTGAATTTGTTTTTTTGAAATTTTAAATTCAGACATTTATAAATAATAAAATAAATTTTTAAATTGTTTAAATTCGTAAAAATTTATTTTTTGTTTAATTAATTATGTTATTAAAATATACTGAAAAATTTAATATTAAATTTTTTAAAAATATAGCGAAAATATATAAAATTAAGTATATAAGTTCTATAAAAAAAATAGATCTTGTTCGTTTAATTAATAATTATAACGCGGCTAGACTTATACAGAGATATTTTAGATTAAAATTAATGACAAGTAACGAATGTCCAATTTCATTTAAAAAATTAAATTATCCTTTTATTTCATTCAAAGTAAATAAAAAATTTTTTTATTATGATTTTGAAACTATAATAAATTATTTTATTAAAAGTGATAATTTTGTAGACCCGTGTACAAGGAATCCAATATTAGATAAAAAAATATATGAAATTAATGAGTTAATTAAATATTATTACGGCAAAAATACTAACAATATCCTTATAACATCAAATATGATTAAAAATGCAGAATTAAATATTATAACTTACTGTATATATGATATTATAAGAGAACTTGATATATTAGTCAATAAAGATGAAATTAAAAATATCTTATTACCTAGATTTATATATTATATTAACTATCTTCTAATTAATTACGATTATGATGATATATCAATAATTTTAAAAGCATGTAAGGTAAGTTTTAAAGATACTATATTATTAGAATACTTATATTATATAGAAAAAAAATTGCATAAAACAATAATATAAAGAACTGTAATATAAAGAACTGTAATAATGACACATTGTAATATATGTGATCCAAAATTCAAGTACAAGGATTGCATTTGTTCAGAAAATTTTCAGAATTTTATTAAAATTCACGACGATTTTAACAATTATAAAAATTATGAAAAGTTTAACATAATTAAACCATGGACTCTTTCTACTATAACCGCGTGTTGTAATTTTAACAGTAAAATTGATGTAAAAAAATATAAAGATTGTTATTGTAAAGAATTAAATGTTAAAAATTTTTATAATTGTTTAAGTACTTATATAACAATAAAGTATCAAGCAAAAAAGAGAATTGCTATTAGAATTTTTGCAAATGGTAAAATTGGAATGGCAGGGGTTTTAAATGTTAAATCATTGGCATATGCAGTGAGAAAAATATTTAAAAGATTAACATCACTTTTAGCATTTGAAAGTTCTTCTTTTATATCAGATCTGAAAATTTGTATGATAAATTCTGATTTTAAAATTGATAGGAATATTAAACAATGCAATTTGTGTAAAATATTTGATGAAAACAAATTACAATTTGTTAAACGATATTCCTTTGATCCAAATAAATATCCTGCTATAAATGTTAAAATTATAAGCCCTTATGACGGATCATTGACTACATGTGCAATTTTTAGATCTGGGAGTATTATGATAACAGGTGGAACAGATATTAGAGTTTATAAATTTATAAGTAACGAAATTTTAAATATTTTAGAAAATTATACATCTTAAAATTTTTTATTTTTTATAATATTACTATATGGGTAATATTATAAGTAATTCGTCTAGTCCAGCAAATACTATAAATGGACAATTAGGAACAAATAATGAATTTACACAAATTATGACAGATATATTTTTAGAATTAAATCTTTTTAATGAAGGTAATTATAATGAAAAAACTGATTTAGCATTAGGAAAAAATATT